TGATTTCACTTGGGTTAACACTAGCAATACCAAAGTCTCCATCACTAGGCTTAAACTTGAGCTTCTTAACCAACTCTTGGGCACTTTTAACTTTGGGTTTACGCACTGCACGATTTTGTTTTTGCTCTGCTTTCATAATATCGATAGCATCATATAGTCGCTTGTAAAAGTCTGTAAGTTCTTTTATCTGTGCTTTGGTATAAGTTGCATATCCCTCTGCAAGTTGTTGTTGCAGGTCATCACGTTTCTTAGGAGTAGGAAGATCAGCTAGTTCTTGTAGTTCTTCATAACTACCACTATACCAGTTTGTTACAAAACGCAAGTGTCCTAGATTAATTCCATTCTTCTTAAACAGTTTAATAGGATGTACATCTTTTAGAGGATTAGCTTTAGGATCACGCATCCAATCATCTAGCCATTCGTCTAGCTCGCCTGTTTTTTCTTCAGCCGCTTCTTGCAAACGTTCCTGTATGCTAGGTATATACACATTTTTATTTGTAGATTTTTTCTCTTCAACAATAAGTTTGCCAGCTTCTACTAGTTCATTAACTTTGGGTTTGATGTAGTCTGTCAGAGGAGCAATATCGCCGCCTGTGCCAGGACATGCTTGCCAATATTCCTGTTCTTTTTCGTTATAATCTGGACATCCATCTAACAACATACGACAGTAGATTCCTACTAGTCCTTCATGTTTGGCGGCTTTCTTTGCATTTGAAATATCTGATCTACTATAATCATTTTGTTTCATCCAAGTAAACAGGTGTTCTATGTTTTCATTATGCTTATAGTTCATATACCAGAAATCATTATTATGACGTTTTAGTCTGTGAAACTTATCACCAGATAAATTTTCCCAACCTTCAAAGCCCGGTGCTTGCAGTCCACGCTTGCTGATACGCTTCAGTGGTGTTTTCTTTTTAACTGCTCGACCTGTAATTTTATTCACTCTAGCCATAAGAGTCTCCTCAAAATGTTTCTGTGTCTACATACTAATATAACACCATTTACTTATTTGTCAACCTTGTAAATCTACGAGTTTCCAAACTTTGTGTTTATATCTCCAGTTTTATCATCATAACAATAGCCATCTGTTGCGTCGAACTCTTCTTTGATTGTTTCTAAAATAAAGTTGCATTGTTCTAATGTCTGTAGACCATACACAGCCGTTGCATCCAATGTCATGTCCATGTCAGTTGACAGTAATAAGAATATGAATATTGTCTTCACTGGTATTCCCTTCGAAGTTTTCTTACTAATATAACATCATTTACTTATTTGTCAACCTTGTAGATTCACGATAAATAACTGTATGCCAAGATTAAGTTTATATAAACCGACCAAAACTAACGATTACCACTACATGGATAACTCTATCCGTGAGCAGTTTAGTATCGGAGGTACCGGAGTTCATGTACACAAATACATAGGACCAGCAGTAGGTAATGATAAGAATGACCCCAGCCAGCCCAACTATCTCAGTGGAACAGAAGTAGATCCACTTAGTGGGGAAGAAGTTAACGTAGGCGGTGTTATAAACGAAACAAAAATACAAGACTTGCTGTTTATGGAAAATAGAGACCGCAAGTATGATCAAGACATTTATGATTTACGTGGTGTCTATAATGTTCAAGACACAGATTTTGATTTAACACAGTTTGGATTATTTCTAAGTAATGATATGCTTTATATGACATTTCATATGAATGAAATGGTAGATATTGTAGGAAGAAAACTAATGCCTGGTGATGTACTAGAACTTCCACATCTTAGAGATGCACTATTGTTGAGTAATGATAAGAAAGCTATTAACAAATATTACGTTGTAAATGATGCTAATAGAGGCGCAGAAGGTTTTAGTCAAACGTGGTATCCCCATATTTGGCGAGTTAAATTATCACCATTAACAGACAGTCAAGAATACTACGATATACTCGGAGACAGTGATGATGCAAATAGTCTCAAAAATGATCTTAGTACATATAAAACAGAATTTAATATTAGCGATGCTATTATTTCTGCTGCAGATGCTGAAGATCCAAACGGAACAAGTCTAACAGATCACTTGTTTGGCTATGATCATCCAACAGCTGGTGGTATTGTTAACAAAGATGATAGCTACACACATGGCGAGTCAATTACAGCCGGAGACCAGTTTCCAAGTACACCCAATGAAGGCGAGTACTTTATTAGAAACGACTTTAGCCCTAATAGATTATTTGTTAGGCGTGGTAATAAATGGCATAGACTATATGATAATATCACAGATAAAACTTGGACGGACATAACTTACAATGCTAGCGGATTTATTAACAATGCAGATCGCACTACTGTGGTAGATAATCAAGAAACAAAAGAACAAACTCCACTTAGTGAAGTAATTAAAACAAGAGCGGATAATACATAATGGCATATCAAACTAGTAAGATAACCGCTGTACCATACTTTTATGACAAACAACTTAGACGATATATTCAACAGTTTATCCGTATTTTTGCAGGCTTTCAAGTAGCCATGCACAGTGACGCTGAAGGAAATGTTGTATATCAAACTGCACCTGTACGCTACGGTGATGTGAGTAGAATGGCGGCACATATTGTAAGAGAAAACAGTGAGAACATGACTCAAACAACACCATTTATAAGTTGTCATGTAACAGGTTTAGAAACTGCTCCAGATAGAAGAACAAGTCCACAGTACGAAGAAACTGTTCCTGTCTTTGAGAAAAAATATGATGAAGCTACAGGTAGTTATATAAATGAACAAGGTAACGCTTATAGTATAACAAGACATCAGCCTGTGCCTTATAACTTAACAATGCAAGTAGATGTTTGGACATCAAACACAGAACAAAAACTACAGTTGTTAGAACAAATACTAGTGTTGTTTAATCCTACACTTAACATACATACTAGTAATAATCCATTGGATTGGAGTACATTAAGTTACGTTGAATTAATTGCTAGCACTTGGAGTGTTAGAGCTATCCCAAGTGGAATAGATGATATTATTGATATAAGCACAATGACATTTACAATGCCTGTGCTAATTAATCCACCAGCAAAAGTTACAAAACAATCTATTATTCATACTATCATTGACAATATTGACGATGTTAACGATGCCGGACTTGCAGCACTTAGAGCAGGAGGCGACTATAGTCCACTATTCACTAGCTACAAAGTTGTTACATTAGAAAACTTTAAGATGGCATTTTCAATGGATGCTAGCGGTGCAGGTACTGCACAATTACTAAACAGAGGCAATACAAATTTAGGTACAGACGGCAATCCATTAAATTGGGTAGAAGTATTTAAAGGATTTGGAGAATTTAGAGATGGCATAAGTCAACTTAGATTAAAGCAAACTAATAATCCAGCTGTAACTACAGGCGATATAATAGGAAATATTACGGTTAATAGTGTTAATGCTAATTTACTAGATATCACAATGGATAGTAGTACATTTCCAGCTAATACACAACCTGCAGTAGATGCAGTAATTAATCCACAAACGAATACACCAGGCGACGGAACTTTATCTGCGGCGATAGATGGCGACAGATATCTGCTTACAGAAGACGTAGCAGGAGGTGCAGGCTGGTTGGGCAGTGCAGCCAAGAAGCACGATATTATACAGTATGCACAAGGATCAAATACATGGAGTATCACATTTGATGCAAGTGTAAATGGATCAACAGTACAGCATACGACAAATACAACTACAAACGACAGATTAAAATACGATGGCACCGAATGGGTAAATGCTTTCGAAGGCACTTACAATAGCGGATTTTGGCGAATATACCTATAATGATACAAGCAAGTGGCTGTTGTTTTCTCGCTTTAGACACAGGCAGAATAATGTTACAGCAAAGAAGCAAAAAAAGTAGTCACCCACTAACTTGGAGTTTTTGGGGTGGTAAAGCTGAAAAAGACGAACGTCCTATCGAGACACTACTCAGAGAATGTAGAGAAGAAATAGGTATACTACCAGACATTGCCAAAGTGCATCCACTGCATACATTTTTAAGTGACGATGATAAGTTTACCTACAATACATATTGTGTTACAGTGTTTGAAGAATTTATACCTAGTTGTAATTATGAAAGCAGTGGGTACAGTTGGGTAAGCATAGACTGTTGGCCTAAGCCATTACACAGAGGTGCAAAGGTTGTATTATCAAATAAGCAACTGGTAGACAAACTAATAACTATATACGAACGTGAAAGAGATCAAACTGATTTACCCAACTGGTTAGATAGTTTTTGATATAAATTCAGTACTCAAATCGATCTTTTCGTTTTCTTTAAAGAACTTATAAACTTTATCTGCTAGTATTTTATGGTTGTGTTCACTGAGATGATTTATCCTTTTGTCAAACATTGGTTTATCTTGCAACTGTGCAAATTCGTTTTTTTCAACAACACTTAAACATATTTTACCTGTTATATCGTGTGATGTAGTAGTACCAAATCCCGGTAGTAAACATAACATTACTTTTGAACTAAGTTTAGTTCGAATCCAACTTAAAAACCATTCATAATGAATATTGCTTATAAAATCATGTTGTTCTGCAAATTGCTCTATATAAGAATTAACGGCACTGCATTGTTTTTTAGTTAAAAATTTGTCAAAGTGATGTGAATTTGCAAATATATTTGAAAACTCAGGATGATCTTTTATTAACCATGTTCTATTCTGCTGTGTTGTAACAACAACCACGAAATCTCCGGGTTGCATTTGATCGTAATGTTTTGTAACTTCTTGCGAAATCCATTGATTACTTATTCCCGGTAGTGCCGCTATTTTTAGCTCTGATTGTAATTTATAAGCAAGTTGTTTAGTCCAAGTCCAATCCGGATAATAGTCTTTGTCGTAGTTTTTATTTAATGGACTTACAAAACTATCTCCAAAAATCCATAGTTTACTCATTTCTGACTGTCACCTTTAGCAATTCGATAATTATCTTCTACACTATCAGGTGTACTTACTTCTACGATAATACTGTTATCCTCCATTGCAAGTAATTGATGAGGAAGCATAGGCTCGTTACGCCATGAGTCTCCTTTGTGTAACACATGGGTTTCCAATTCAGCATTGTCTGTATTCATAATATGCAATGTAAAACTACCATTCATTACATACCAGCTTTCGTCTTTTTCTTTATGAAAGTGCATACTAAACTTTGCACCTTTTTTGTCAAAAAACATAAGTTTGCCACAGTACTTGTCATTGGTGGCAAAAATTAATTCTCGTCCCCAACCTTTTTCCTGTACTCCGTTAAGTTGTGTCATAATACTATCCTTTTGATTGTATTTGTGGTACTTTGATTTTCTACTGTAGGTATAATTACAACTTCTGCTAGCTCATTACCGACCACAGTATCAACAGTATAGTCTCCACCTTTTGTAATTATATCAGGTCGTATTCTTTCTATTAACTGTTGTGGTGTTTCTTCGTCAAACAATATAACCTCATCAACAAAATCTAAACTTTCGAGAAGAACTTTTCTATCAGTTTCAGTATTAATTGGTCTAGTATCACCTTTTAATCTTTTTACACTAGCATCAGTATTTAATCCAACTACAAGATGCTCTCCAAGTGCTTTACTGGCACGAAGCATTTCTACATGCCCTCTATGCAATAAGTCAAAACATCCATTTGTGAATACAACTGTAGGGCGAGGATCTAAGTCCTTCCAATGAATAACATAAACTCCATTGTGTTGTACACTAGCACCTGCACCTTTATTTGCCATTTCACAAGCATATTCTAAATTTTCACCAAAGTCTAAAAAATATGCCATAACAGCTAAAAATGTATCTCCTGCACCTGTAACATCATATACATCTTGTTGTTGTGTTGGATAATGTACATCATTTATCATATAACCATCTGCACCTAGTGTTACGACCATATTAGTATCAACACCATTATTATATTCTTCATATTCCTTTTTATTGGGTTTGATTACATCAGCACCTGCATATAAATCTAAATGTTGTTTTGGATCAACAATTATATAACAACCATTGTCTTTGAGTATCTTTATTAAACGTTGCGGATCTTGTATAGTACCTTTGTTATAGTCACTTATTACTACTGTACAATTATGCACACGTTCTTTTACATAATCAAATAATGTACTATTATCGATTGTTTGTTCTCTATCAATTCTAGTAATATAATGTTTGTCGGCATATATTCTTTGCTTTAGCGGCATATGTGTACAAAATAGTTCTACGGGCCAATCTGTAGTATCATTTCTATAACCGATAAGTGTAACATCATCTATTAGGCTTTTTATGTTATTATACACATTACCCGCACCACCCAGTTTACGTTCTGTCTTTTGGTGTTTTACGACAGGCACTGGTGCTTCAGGACTTAGCCTAGTGCTAGTTCCATAAACATATTCGTCTATAATTATATCACCTATTACTACAATCATAAATTTTCTTCTACAAATTGTTCAGGTGTAATAAACTTATAGTTGCCGATTCTATCTAGCAAACTAGTATTATCACTACAGGTGTACATTTGATATATGTTACGAAGTTCGTTTGGCACTTCAATATATTTTATCGATGCATTGTACTTGTCTGCTATTAGCTCTCCCCATTGTTGAAAGCTATATGTACTACCTGTTCCCAAGTTACTTATAAAGCTAACATCTTGTGCATGTGTGTCATACATAATTTTTACCACATCGTCAACACAAATAAAATCTCTAAGCACATTGTGACTGTTATCAAACAATTCAATAAACCCATTAACTTGTGCTTGGTATTTAAAGTTTGTATAAGGACTAGCTTGTTGTGCAGAGACTTTATGTGATTCTCTATTACCATATACATTAAAGAAACGCCAACTTTGTATCTTAGACATTTCCATATAATTTATAAGCATATTATCACATATCATTTTGGTTGCGGCATACATGTTTTTAGGTGCTTCATTTTTCGAAGATTCTCTATTGTTAGAGCTATCACCGTATACACTAGCACTACTAGCAAAAACTATATCATTGCACTTTTCAGCTAACTCTCTTGTATATACAACATTAGATTGATATATACTATCCCAATCACTACTACTAGTTTTACTGTTAGCGCCAAAGTGCCACAGTGTACAATCTTTAAGATTCATGTTTAGCAGTTCGCTTGGACTAATAAAGTCCATAAACTCTAGTCCCGCTAAGTTAGCTACTTTATTACTACTTAGAGTATCCACACAAACAATGTTTCTAATGTTATTCTTGTTTAAATGTGCTACCATATTGCTACCGATAAAACCAGCCGCACCTGTGACGATATGCATGTTAACTCCTATTTTGTTTAATTATACTGTAGGAAGAATGTCTTGTCAACAATTAACTATAAATATAACTATGTTAAAGTACATTCAAGAATGGATAAAAGACTACAATGCTGTTCAGCGTGAATTCAATGAAATGGGGTACTTTACTATAAGTACATGGTCTGGTTCATGGACTCATATTGATAAAGAAATGTTTAAAGAGTACAATGATAGACAAAAACAAATTTCAAACAGTAATAGCCAACCTAAAGAGTAGTGGCAATTATAGAGTATTCAACGACATACTCAGAGAGCGTGGAGAGTATCCACAAGCAATTTACTACGGTCCTTACAATATTAAAAACATCGTAAACTGGTGCAGTAATGATTATTTGGGTATGGGTCAACACAAAGTTGTATTAGATGCAATGCACACTGCACTGGATCAAACCGGAGCAGGTAGCGGCGGTACCAGAAACATAGGAGGGACTAGTCATTATCATGTTGCATTAGAATACGAACTGTCGAAATTACACAACAAACCGTCGTCTTTGTTATACACAAGTGCTTACGTTGCTAACGAATGGACACTAATTGCACTTAGTAAAATAGTAAAAGACATTGAATTTGTAAGTGACAGTAAAAATCATGCCAGTCTTATACAAGGTATTAGACACAGTGGTGCACCAAAGCATGTGTTTGAACACAACGATATGGATAGCTTAGAACAAGCACTAGCACAAGTGCAAGGTACAGCCTGTATTGTGTTTGAAAGTGTATACAGCATGGATGGATATACTAGCAAACTACCGGAAATAGTTGCACTTGCTAAAGAATATCAAGCTATAACATATTGTGATGAGGTACATGCTGTTGGACTATACGGAGATACTGGTGCTGGATATTTGGAAAAACTTGGATTACAAGACCAAGTAGACTTTGTAAATGGAACACTAGGCAAAGCATTTGGTTGCCAAGGAGGTTATGTTACCGGAGACGATGTTGCTATTGATGCAATACGAAGTGTAGCAAGTGGGTTTATTTTTACTACTAGCATGAGTCCAGTTATATGTGCAGGTGCATTGAGTAGCATAAAATATCTTCGCAGTGAGCATGGAGTTGAACTGCGAGAACAACATCAAAATCGTGCAACAAGACTAAAGAAAATACTCAGACACAAAGACATAAACATGATAGAAAATGATACACATATTGTTCCTGTTGTAGTAGGAGATCCAGTTCGTTGTAAACAAATAAGTGATACATTACTAAATGATCACAACATTTATGTACAGCCAATTAACTATCCAACAGTACCAGAAGGTACAGAACGTTTGAGATTTGCACCTACACCAATGCACAGTAACGCAATGATTAGTGATCTTGCGGAAAAATTAGAGGAAGTATTATGAGCGAAATATGGGATAAACTTATCGATTGCGAACAAAAGATTATTGCGAAATGTGCTAGTTTAGGCAAAGAAAATTTTGACGATCCAGAGTTCGATTGGCTTAACAAAGTATACCAAGGTGAACATTTTAGACGAGCACATATAGATAGTGTAGATGCCAGAGACTCAAAAGGATTGTATATGACTCATATATGTGTATTTCCAAACTTTGATAATGATGCACCTATATATGGTTTTGATATTATAGCAGGTAAAAACAAAGTTACTGGTGCTTTCCATGACTATTCACCTACTGTAGATTGGGAACATTCTATGTGTCATTTGTTTAGAGATTGTGTGCAAGATTTAGAATGGAAGAAAGAACGTGAACTTCCTCCATGGGCACAAGCAATATTCAGTAAACATATGGTAGCCGCAAGTAATGTAAAAGTAGATGAAATGGATCAAGTTGTTACTATGGCATTGGATAACTTAGATATGTACTTTGAAGAGTTACCTAAACACACTAGTAATACATTAGATGTAGATCAAATTAAACGTAAACAAAACAGATACTGTCACTATCAAAAACAAAACCCACATACACCCAAAGCTATGGAAGCACTAGGATTAGATCCAGCTGACATTAAACACTTTATTCAGGATTGTCTGTTTCCTGAAGTTTGTTAGTAAGTTTTAATAATTTGCTATATTCAGGAAGATACAAGTATTCAATATCACTTTCTTGAAGTGTCCATAATGCATCTCCAAGAGTCTCAACCAAAGGTTCACCACCTAAGTTAAAACTCGTATTGAATACAATAGGTATACCTGTACGCTCTTTCCAAGCACTAATCAAATCATAATAGTTAGGATTTTCTTCTCTAGTAACAGTTTGAATTCTACATGTATGATCTTCATGAATAATGCTAGGTATCTTTTCTTCGATACCTGGTTGACAATTTACAGCATACATCATATGTGGAGTGCTTTCCATACCTCTTAGATCAAACCATTCATGCACATCATCTTGTAGTATACTACCTGCAAATGGACGGAAGTATTCTCTGTGTTTTACACTGTTAACAAAATCTTTGCCATTGGGATCCGTTGGATCATATAGAACACTACGATTACCTAATGCTCGAGGACCATTTTCACAACGTCCTTGAAATATTGTAACAATATTTCTCTGTTCAAGTAAATCAACTACTGTATTGTTATCTGCATCCTCGACTGTTGCCCCATATTGTTCTGCTAAAGAATTAATATCTTCGTTGCTATAATTGTATTGTGGGCCTAAGTACAAGTCCGGTTTAGATTTTTCTTTTGACTTACTGTGATGATGATGCCAAAGAAGTGCCGCTCCAATACTTGTTCCTGCATCATTACTAATAGGTTCTACATATATGTTGATACCTTCATCTTTAAGTGCTTCCAAATAATAATAGTTTGCAACACAATTTAGCCCATACCCTCCGCTAATAACTACATTTTTCTTACCTGACATCTCGACTGCTTTACGGATTAGCTTTACCATTTCATCTTGCGTTTGTGTTTGTACCGCATATGCCATATCTCTTCGATTTTGTAAAAGTGTTTGATCACCTTCACTGTTATATTCTAATTCTTCATATAGTCCGGTATTAACTCTTGCACTATTTGGATATGTAGGTGTAAATATATCACGTTTTGATAATGAAGTCTCTCCAGGGTAAGTCTGGAATAAGTTAGGTATATTTTCGTTTGGCTCTCCGTACGGAAATAACCCCATTGTTTTTCCAGCTTCGATAGCACCAAATCCACAATACTCTGTAACTGCTTCATATGTTTTTACAATTCCAGCTCTATCAGTTACAAGAATATCAATATCTTCGTGATTAATTATTGGCTCGTTGACTCTTGCAGTTATATTACTAGCCACATGTATATCATTAGTACCCATATGCTTCCACATTGTATTAAAGTCTGAAGGATAGTCACAATCAATTATTGATTCTACTTCCCAACCTGTAGTAGTGAATCCACTATTGTTAAGTTCAAAAAATGTTCCAGCACCGTCAACAATAAGTGCAACTGCACTATCAAACCCACTACGATAAAAAGCACAACTTGCATGTAATTTATGATGTATTGTGCTAAGGTCTTTAACTTGGGGGTGTTTGTAAATATTAGCTTTTCTGTTAATTAATCCTAGCTTGCGAGCCATTCCTGTGTAAACATCATCTCCTGTAAAGTCTATTTTACCAGCAGTATCATCTAATGTTTGAGTATGTGCAATTAATAGATAATCAACCTTATCTGTATAGTCTAACGTTTTCACCATAGCGGCAAATGGGCCGCCGTCATATTTTTGTCTAGTTAATCGTTCTTCTTCAATAGCAAAGACAATCTCACCGTCTTTAAGTAAACATGCTCCTGCGTTATGGCCACGAGCAATAGCCAGAATATATCCTGTATTCAATACACTATCTCCAATTTCTATCTTTTAGTTTTTTTCGATTTTGTTTTGTTTGCCAGTGGAAATTGCAATGGCTGTTTGTTTTGTTGTAATAGAGGAATAGGAATTGCTGGTTTTGCAGTATCTACTTTTTTAGCTCTACCTACTTTATTTAACACTGAATCGACAATGTTTTTAACTTGATCATTATCCAATACCATAAGATCTTCATTCTTGCGATTAGCATCAAAGTCCATTTGTATTCTAAAAGGATTATAGACTCTACCTTTATCTAAACCGTTGTCAATAATAGTAAAATCTTTATTGTCTGGGTATGAAATATTCTCAGGATATGTGCTACCAATAACAACTGTAGCAGGTTTATTTAATGCATGTGCATAATGTTGTCCCATACTATCACAGCCTAAAAAGTAGTCACACATTTTTATAATACCCATCCATTGGAGTATATTTGCGTCTGGTATAGCAGCTCCCATATTTTCCTGTACTGGTATTTTAATATTAGACATCATTATAACTGCGGCATGTTTACTAAGTTGTTTTGTAATTTCAATAATGTCTTTAACATCAAAACTACGACCGCTATCATCAATAATAAATTCGCCTTCAGCTTTAGCACCACTACCCAAAGGTTGAAAAACAACTAATTTGTTTTTACCTGTTTGGCGTTTAACTTCCTGGACTAGGTTGTATCCGTATGCTTGATCTTGTCTAGATATCTCCAAATTAAAAGTTTTGGTTTCTGGAATATTATCTTTATCTTCATTTATTAGCATATCAAATGCTTGGATTAAGTTACATTTTTGATTGAAATACGCATTCAGTCGATAAGGTTCAAGTGTTAGTAGTTCTCTATCTCTAAGTTTATCTTCAAATAATCTTTTGTGACCAACACTGTATGCATTGCTTCTAACACTACTAGTTAAAAATAATTCGTCCCATCCTTCAGAGATAATAATTAAATCAGGGTCTACATTTTTCTTATAGTGTTCTAGTGCGGGGATGGCACATAACACTCTGCCTGCGCCCCCGTTAATAAAAAAGGCTTTTTTCAATTTATAAATTCTCCGCTTTTGTAGAGTATGTTTACTATACTGCTAACAGCATAACACTAATAGCAGACGATGTCAACAATTATGTTGTGATTTATTCAACAGGAGATGCGTTTGGATCAGATCCTTGTAATGCAGCAAGTCCTGCCTCAGTAATTTCTTTATGTCTTGCTACCAATTCCATTGGAATCTTTGGTGCTTCTAACTCAAATGGATTTTGATTTGTGAATTTCCATGGTGTAGCAACTTTAACACGATAAAGTTCAAGTTTTGCTTTATAATCTGTTAACAATGCTTCTTCAGCAGTTGGAAGTGAAAACTGGTCAACAACTTCAACAAACATATCTGCTTTAGCAATATATGTTCTCATTTTAGGACTCAGTGGATCTCGTAAAAGCGGTAGTAGTACTGGATTGCCATCACCTTGTTTACCGGTGCCACCAC